CATATTGGGACATCAACGAAAAGAAGTACAACGAAAAGAAAACGACGCTTCTTTATTCGATCCTCAAGATCAAATATACGATGTATGCCCCGGACGGAAGCAACGTTTCCTGCGTGGTTATCGGTGAAGGAATGGACAGCGGCGACAAGGCAAGCAACAAAGCGCTTGCGGTCGGTCTGAAATACGCTTGTTTCCAAATGTTTATGATTCCGACGGAAGAATTTATTGACCCCGATTCCGAAAGCCACGAAGTAGAACCGGGAGCGAAAACGCCGACCGCCCCGACCAAACCACAGGAACGGCAAAAAACAAATCCGGGACAGGTCGAAAAGACGGACAAACTGCCGAACACTTCCCCCGTGCTTGAATACCTCGCTAAAGAGCGTGAAGCGTTGCGGGTTGTCCGTGAAATTTCAGCGGCAGAAAATATCGTGATTTGGAAAAAGCAGATTGAAGCGCTTACCAAAGCCGGGATCATCCCCAACAAAAAACTTTCCGAGTTTACACAGGCAGAAGCGGAAAACATGATTGCCGCCATGTATAGCAATTTCGACCCGCACGGGTTTGAACTGAAAAAATGACCGGGAAACTTACGGGGTTTAGCCTTAACCGTGACGGAACGCAAAATATAACCGTCACGGTCGTGGCGGACTTCTCAAAAGACTTTGACGCCTTGAAGGACTTCCCCGTATCCGTTGAAATCAAGAAAGCGTCAAAGAAACGGTCATTAAACGCCAATAGCTTTTGTTGGGCGCTGTGTGCAATGATCGGTCAATCAATGACCCCGCCGCTTTCGGACAAGGACGTTTACAAAATGGCAATCAAGGCGGCGGGCGCCCATTGGTTAACCCCTGTCAACCTGTTCAAGCTTGAGGAAGTGCGGCATTGTTGGGAATCACGGGGGGAAGGTTGGCTTTTTGAAATCCTTGACGACGATTCCCCCGGTAAAAAACTTTGTGCGTTGTATTTCGGCAGTTCAACCTATACGGTCGAAGCAATGCAAAAATTGATTGATTGGCTAAAGGATCAATGTGAACAAATGGGTTTAACGATCCCGTTAAGCCAAAAGGAAGAACAGCGACTCATGGAAAGGTGGGGAAAGTAATGTCACAAATCATGCAGATTATTGATTTCATAAACGAATACGGGTCGATAACAACATTGCAAGCGGTTAACGCATTGGGATGTTGCCGCCTTGCGTCCCGTATCCACGAATTGAAGAAAGCAGGAATCGAGGTTAACCGGGAAATGATAACGGTTACAAATCGAAACGGCTTGCCGTGCAGAGTCGCCCGTTATTCCTTCCCGGCGGGTGTTTTCCCGAAAGGGCTTGCACATGGCTAAATCAATCATTCAGAAAGACGCTACAAGGTGCCTTTTGTGCGGCGGTATGCGGGGACTTGAAGAACATCACGTATTCGGCGGGGCGTGCCGCAAGTGGTCGGAAAAATTCGGGTTGACCGTTTACCTTTGCGGTATTTCGTGCCACAGGGAAGGAAAGAAAAGCGCCCACAAATGCCGGGAAACCGCCGAACACTTGAAACGCCTTGCACAAATCGCTTTTGAAGCACGGCATACCCACGAAGAATTTATGAAATACTTTGGCAAAAATCGTTTATGAAGAAAGGAAGTAAAGAGCAATGGCAACTTACAACAGGATCACAGAAACGGAATTTAATGCAATCAAAGGTCACATAATGGCGGGGAAAACCCTTCTTGAAGTCGCAACAATTTGCGGCATTTCAAGGAACACGGCGGCAAACATTAGCAGGACGCCGAGTTGGAAAGTATGGAGTGAAAATATGGCAATTCGGCGTGAAGCGGAACGGAAGCCGGAATCTATGATTACCCGTAAGAAGATCACGAAAGAAATCTATACCGCCGTTAAATTCATGCTTAAGGGCAACGCAAGCACAAGCGAAACCGCCGCAAGCCTTGGGATTTCCACAAACAGCGTTAACCGTATCCGCAATTCCGAAACGTTTGACGAATACGTTGAAAATACCCGGTTGGGCGTGTCGGCACGGTATCGGGCAGACGTAAAGAAACAACTGAAAGAAGCTGAAACGAAAGAAGCTGAAACGGAAAAACCCGTCGAAGACCTCAAACAAAAAGTCGGGACGCTTTCCGGCAATTATCAAATCAACAGGATTTTTGAACAGCAGAAACAGACAAATGACCTGTTGAAATTTATTTCCGACAAACTTGCGTACATTGTCCAACAGTTGACTTAACGGGGGAGTGAGAAAATGCCGAACAGGGTTATTAAAGAGTCTATATGCGATTCAGAACGGATAAACAGATTAACCCCGTTTGAGGAAATCACGTTTTACCGCCTGTTGGTTAATGCAGACGATTACGGATGTTTTGACGCAAGGGAAATGGTCGTTAAAAGTCGGCTGTTTCCCTTGCGGGAAATCAAAACGGCAGAAGTCAAACGGGCGGTCGAACGCCTTGCGGAAGTCGGTTTGATTAACCTTTATACGGTCAAAGGCAAACCGTATTTAATCATCAACAAATGGGCTGAACATCAGCGTTTGCGGGTTTCCCGGCATAAATTCCCGACGCCGGACGAAGCGGACGAAATATGCGACAACTCGCCGCAACTCGCCGCAACTTGCCGCAACTTGCCGCCTTACGCACGCACGCATAAAGAATCCGAATCCGAATCCGAATCCGAATCCGAATCCGAATCCGAAACCGAAAAGCGCAAAGCGCACGAAGGACGGTTTGAAAGATTTTGGAAAGCATACCCGAAAAAAGTATCAAAGCCGGGAGCAAAAAAAGCCTTTGACAAGCTGAAACCAACCGACGAATTGTTGCAGACTATGTTGACAGCCATTGAACGGCAAAAAGGATCGGAACAATGGACAAAGGACAACGGGCAGTTTATTCCCTACCCGGCGACATGGTTAAACAACAACCGTTGGGAAGACGAATTGACAGCGGCGAAACGGAAACCGCTTCCGGCGGCAGACTTTGAACAGCGGGACTATTCCGGGGTTAATGGGGAAATACTGCAAGACCTCAATAACGAAATGCGTGATTTCATGGCAAGTGAAAGCGGGATTGCGTAAATAGTCGTATTTCGCACAAAAAGGGGTCATTTACCCACTTGTAGCGTGTTGGCTTAATAAATACCCATTATGATGCTAAAACGCAAAATAGGGGCATTTATGGACGAAATAGAGAAAGGGGCGAAATGTTGAATCAGAAAATAGTGTTTATTGTGGAACGGGGCGGCGCTTACTTGGTCGCTGTCTCGTACACAGAAAATAAGGTCTTGCGGTGGTCGCAAAGCAAATTTGACGCCGCCCGGATAGAGGATCACAAAACGGCGGACAGGATAGCGGGCAAGGTCGGTGGGGTTGTAAAGATGTTTGAACCTCTGACCGGGAAGTTGAAGCCGATTGACAAATTTTTTTGTTGACTTGTGTAGTCTATTAGCTATAATGGTATGTAGCGAACTGATTAAATTAAATAAGTGCGGGGGTGAAAAATTGGGGAATTTGTCAAAGATAGATCAAGCCCGTCTTGATACCGTTTTGGAACGGCTGAAAAAGACACAGAACGGCGAAACAATTTGTCTTGCGTGGTGGGAAGTCGATTTAATTCTAAAGGCAATTTGCCGCAAAGAAAAGCCCGTGAACGTCGTACCCGTCCCGCCGTGGAAAAAATAAGATTGAAAGGGGAAATGTAAGAATGAATATTCGCACAATCAAAAGAAGCATTGCCAAAGGTCGCCTGTCTTGTATGGGCATGTGGAACGTCAATAAAAAGTTTTCCATGATCGGCAAGGACGGTCGGAAAGTGTGGGTTGCCGCATTGACCGGGGCAACAGGTCGGGATTCCGAACGGTATCAAGCGAACGTCGGACGCCGGAAGATTGAACACGACAAGCGTACAAAACAGCTTGCCAGGCGGGTCTTGAAAAGAGTTGGCAAAACGTGAGTGCCAAACAGTTGCGAAAACTTTATTCCGTGTGGAAGAACGACGAAGCGGACACGTTGATTGCGATTGACGAAACCGCAGAGAAATGCGCCGAACTCAACAGTGGTTTGACATGATCGTAAAGGGCGAGAAAGCGGAAGAATACAGGGAAATCAAACCATATTACCGGACACGATTTCAGAACATAAACCTGCTTGACGCTGATGGTTTCGCATCAGGTCATCATGCGATTATCGGATTGAGAAACGGATATTCCAGAAATGATCCTACACTTATTGTTACCGTCATTCTCGACTTTGGAGAAGGGAAACCGGAATGGGGTGCTAAAGAGGGCGAAACTTACTACATTCTGGAAATCGTTGAGCATCATACAATCACGGTTGTAAGCATTACAGATTTTATGGTTTGTCTAACGAAACTGTGAGCGAATGCAGAATAGATCATTGCAAAAATCCTGACAGAGATTGGTACTGTGCAGACGGAGAACTGGAAACCCATTAAAGGACACTTGAAAGGAAGGGGTAAATAAATGAACAAACTTACAATCATTGGAAACCTTACGAAAGACCCGGAGTTAAGAACAACGTCAAGCGGGATTAGCGTTTGCGCTTTTACCATTGCCGTTAACCGCCGCAGACAGCAGGAAGGACAGCCGGAAGCGGATTTCTTTAACGTAACCGCATGGCGGGAACGTGGGGAAATGTGCGCTAAATTCCTGCAAAAAGGCAAAAAGGTTTGCGTTGTCGGTGAGGTATCCGTTCGCACATGGGAAAAGGACGGGCGGCACGGCGCAAGTCTTGAAGTAACAGCGGACACAATTGAGTTTCTTTCGCCCCGTGCAAGCGACCCGGAGCAAGCCCCCGCCCCGGAGAGAGTAGACACGGAAAGCGGGTTTGAACAGGTAGACACGGACGAGTTGCCGTTTTAATGAAATGTCCTTGTATTGATTGCGGAAAAAAGGGTTGCGGGATTTATCACGACCTTTGCCCGAATTATAAAAAGTGGCAAAACTTGCGGCAACTCGCCGCAACCCGCCGCAATTTGCAGATAGAAGCGCAACGGACAACGATAGAAAGGGCTGTCCGATTGCAAAAGGCACAAAGGGGGAAGCGTAAATGATACCGACGTCAAAGAACCCGGCGAAACCGTGGCTAATGCGGTATAGGCACTTGGACCTTGAATCAGACGCTATCGAACGTGCGATACGGCGGGCAATGGAAACGGCGACCAATACAACAGTTGCGCTGAAAGAAATTTGCGTGCAGACGTCCGGCGGCGGGGATTTAATGGCAAACGCCGTTGTCAATGTCATAGACGCAACGAAAGTGTTAGAAGACCGCCGGAAGGAAGCCTTGCGGGTAATGTCCGAAATCATGGACGCAATCAAAAGCGTGCCGGACGATGTGCAACGGGTTATTTTGATTGAGAAATATATCAACGGAAGATCTTTGCAGGATATTCAAAACGATGTGCATTACGAAAAGCGCAACATGGTTATCCTGCATGGTCGGGCGCTTTGGGAAGTGTGGCAATTTATGAAACGAAAGGGGATTTCAGAATGAAGAAAGTTATTTACCGCATTTTCAAAAAACTTTATTTTGCCAACCTTTGCCCGTGGGTTGTGTGGTCGTTTGTTTACGACCATTGCCACAGGGCGGCGGGGTCTTACAAGTAAGGGGGAGCGATTGAAATGAACGCAAGCAAAGCGGTTAACGGGCTTGATAAAGTCGTTGAGTTTATCCAAACGGCAAAAATCCCCAACGGGAACAAAGCCGCCCGGATGATTGACGAAATCCGCAACGCCCAAACGACCATTGAAGAACAAGAAGAACGGATTGCTATTATGCAGGAATCCGACAGTTTGGGCGGGCTGTTCCTTGAAGTGCTTGAAAAGTGGGCAAACAGTGAAGAAAAACTTATAAGCGAATTTTGCGGGAGTGAAGACCGGGAAAAGGAAGAAAAGGAACTTGCCGACGGAATACAGGACTATTTGAAACGTGCGGGTGCGTGCGGGTTGGGTGCTACCATTTACGACATTGCTGAAGGGCATTGCCGCCTTGGTCTTGAACAACAAGACGGTGAATTATTTGCCGTATGGTACACAACGGAAGATTATGCCGAACAGGGATCAGACCCCGTTTCAACCGGGAAAGAAATTCCTGTGTTTGGTCTTAAATTGCGGGATGCCCGGCACGCCGAAATTATTTCAGAGTCGTTTGCAATCATTGCAAAAATGATTAAAAAGGGGGTTAATGAAGAATGAACAAAATACAAGAAGTAAAGAAAAAGCTTGGTGAATACCGGGAAAATTGGTTTGTTTGCGCTGATCTTCATAAAACGGCGGTAGACGCTTTAACCGTTATTACCGAACAGGAAAGCGAAATTGACCGCTTAAACAGTGAAATGGAAGCCATGAAAGCGGCGTTTGAAGAAGAACAGCAGAAAGCCGCCGGGGTGTTTTGCGAAAAGGTAAAGTTGACCGTCGAAAACAAAAAATTAGAAGAAGCGTTAGACAAAGCAACGGCAGACGCATTAAGCGAATTAAAAGCGAACATAAACATTAAAACAGATTTCAAAAATCTTTTAGAAGAAAACAGCAAACTTGCCGAACAGGTTGCGAAAGAAAAAAGCAAAAACGGCGACTTGGTTATCAAGTTGGCTGAATTACAGAGAAAGGCGTCAAGCTTTGTGCTTGACCCAAATAAGGTTGAAAAAGTTGTGTTTGACCGTTGCCCTGTGTGAAAAAATAACTTTCGTCTTTTCGTAAAGCGGGGCGAACGTGTGAACGTGTCAGGGGCAAGCCAACGGAAGTATGCGAACTGCCCGAAATGCGGCGAAACCGTGAACGATTACGGCAACAAAACGTGTTGCGGGCGTTGCGGAACATTGCTTGAATGGGGGAAATAGACTTGACGAAGGAAGAAATTCTTAATTATTTTAAAGATATAAACCAAATGTATAACAACGCAACCATGCTTGACAGCCTTTCGCATATGCTCGACGAATACACGCCGGAAGGAAAGCCGAAGTTAATCAACGAAATGGTTGCGGAAGCGATTGATACTTACATGGTTGAGAAAACAGACGCCCCGGATTGTGTTGTTGTCAACAATGCGGCATGGGAAGCGCTCAAAAAGTACACGCATAAATATGCGCTCCCGCCGAACATGAACAGCAACCCCAACGCCGGGTATATATCTATCATGGGCACTCGTATTCGTCTGATGGACGACGGAAAGGCAGACCCGTCAATATGGGTCACGGGGGATTGGTACTTTTACGACGGGTCGGAACTTTGCGAATGTTAAAAGTCGGGCAGTATGTAAACGTCCAAATATGGGGACGGATCAAAACGGGCGTTTTAATTGAAATCGGGAACGGGGAAGCTGTTATTGACTTCCCCGCCCCCGGCGGGTTTTTACGGTTGGTAGTCCCGGCAGGTTGGTGTACGACGTTTATTCCGAAAGGGGGAAAGATAACATGACATGGGCTAAAGCTTTTGTTCTTGCGGTAATGATAATATGCGTCACGGTTATTATTTGGAAATTCCTTGACGAAAGTATGTGACGGGGTGAAATATGTACGAAAAGCCCAATTTGTATAACGCTGATTGCGTGGACGGAATGAAAGATTTCCCGGATAACTTTTTCGACCTTGCAATAGTTGACCCGCCATACGGCGGCGCAAATTTTGGAAATAAGACCGATTAAACATTGCGCCCCATTGCACTTTTATATGTGATATTATGATAGCGCCATAGTGGGGCTTTGCCATAGCGGTTGTTCCTCATTTCGTCCCGGCGGCGTGCGAGTTGCCGCCGGGATTATTCATTCGGCATAAAGGCGGGTAATGTGGACAGCCCGTCTTTTTGTATGTCCCTGTTTATTCTTTGCGATTCTTCATTACGGGGACGAAATAAAGCGGGGCGTCGGGTGCTTCTCCTTCACCCGGCGGGGTCAATTCCCTATTTCTTGAATGAAACGTGCGAGGGGGTCACGGGGAATTATTGCGGAGTATAACACAATCGTAAACCGAAATGGTTTCCGTTAACAGGGGTGAATAAAACCAATGAAACCGGGGTGAATTGGCGAAAGATAAAAGCGGAGTACATAGCGGGCGGCATTTCAATGCGTAAGCTTGCCGAAAAATACGACGTTTCGGCGGGGCATATTATGAACGTCGCCGCCAAAGAAGGTTGGACAGAGAAACGCAAAGCCGCTGAAATCAAAGCGTTAGAAAGGACAGAGCAGAAAACCGCCGAAACAGTTGCGGACAATGCCGTTGTGCTTGAAAGGATCAAGTCAAAGATACTTGCAAAAGTTGAGATGATGATTGATGCCTACGACACAGACGCAACGGAGTATAGCACGGTCAAAAAGACGACAAAAGGCAAAAAGGCGGCAATCCTCAAATATAAGATTAAAGACCTTGCGGCGGTTTATGAAAGACTATCCGACAAGGTTGACAAACCCGGACAAGGTGCAGACGTTGAAGACCTTGCGCCGCTTGCGGAGTTGTTGAAAGATGAGTAAAAGCCAAACTATTCCGTGGGGGGCTTTCTCCGGGAAACATAAACGATATATCAAATCGGCACTTAACAACCGAATGTGTGTTGCGGAAGGTGCTATCAGATCTGGTAAAACCATAGATCATTGCATTATAGCGGCGGCGTACCTTGAACAGACGCCGGATAAATTCCATTTGGCGTCCGGGTCAACAATCGGCAACGCCAAACTTAACATAGGCGTTTGCAATGGCTTTGGTCTTGAAAACCTTTTCCGGGGACGTTGCCGTTGGGGAAAGTTTAAGGACAACGAAGCGCTATTCATCCAAACCCAAACAGGGGAAAAGGTTGTTATCTTTGTAGGCGGCGCAAAAGCAGACAGTTACAAGCGCATTTTGGGTAACTCATACGGTCTGTGGATAGCGACGGAAATAAACGAACATTACGACAGTTCCGACAGCCGTATATCATTTATCAAGGTCGCATTTGGTCGGCAAGTCGCCGCACAAAGACCGCTTACATTGTGGGACTTGAACCCGTCAAACCCAAAGGCGGCAATCTACGAAGACTATATTGACAAATACCGGAAAGACGGGATTGCGGGCGGGTATCAATACGAACATTTCACAATCCACGACAACGCAACCGTTACGCCGGAACGCCTTGCAGAAATCGAAAGCCGATACGACCCCAATACCGTTTGGTATCGCCGGGACATATTAGGCGAAAGGGCGGTTGCGGAAGGGTTAATTTATCAACGCTTTGCAGACCGCCCGGACGATTACATTATACACGGCTATCCGCAAATCAATCATGCCGTTATCGGGGTTGACTTTGGCGGCGGCACATCGGCGCACGCTTTCTGTTGTTTGGGTTTCTCCTGCAACAGGATTGTTGTTCTTGACGATTTCCGGGAAAAGCGGGCTTTGGATGCAACACGGCTGTCAAATGATTTCGTCGATTTCGTCCGGCGTTGTCAAATGCGTTGGTTGGTTACGGACGTTTGGTGTGATAGCGCCGAACAAACGTTGATTAACTCATTGCGAACAGCGGCGGCAATGAACAGATTGCCCGTCAATATCGGCAATGCGCTTAAAAAGCCCATAAACGACCGAATAAGGGCGTTGTGCATCCTCATGGGCGCTAATAGGTTTCTTATTCACGAAAGCGCCGTAAACACGATAGACGCCCTTAAAACGGCTATTTGGGACGCAAAGCAATTGACTGAAGACGTTCGCCTTGACGATGGCACGACGAATATAGACAACCTTGACGCTTTGGAATATGCGTTTGAACGATCAATACCCGTTTTAATTGAAGGATGGGGCATGAAATGAAATGGATAGAGGAATTAAAAAGAAGGTGGAAAAACCGTATGCAGAAAACAGCGGCTAATGTCGGGATCGCAAAAGAGTATAAGACGGTTTTCGACATTAAAGGCATACCGTCTTTTCAGCAATTCTATTTTTACGGGATTTTTGTTTGGAAGTGGATTTGGAAGGGGCTTTATAAACCGTGGCACATTATCCCCGCCCCTACCATTAAGGACCCAAAAAACAGACGGGAACTTTACCGTATGAACATGGGGAAAGCCGTTTGTTCCGAAATGGCGGGTTTGGTATGGGGGGAAGAATGTTCAATTAACGTTTCCATGCGAAACCGAAAAACGGACACAGAAACGGAAGACCCGCTAAATGCTGTCGTTCAACGTGTGTTAAAGGAAAACGCATTTCATCAGAAAATGCAGGAACACATAGAAGAAGGGCTTGCGTTAGGCGGCGGGGCGCTGAAAACGTGGGCAGAAATCCGGCGTGATATGGACGGAAACCAAATCGACGCCGCAAAACTGATGATCGGTTACGCAATGGCGGATCAATTTGTCCCGCTTGCGTGGGACAACGCCAAAGTAAAGGAAGGGGTATTCATTTCCCGGATCGCAAAGGACGGTTGGTATTATACCCGGCTTGAATGGCATAGGTGGAACGGTCAAACATACGTTATTACCAATGAACTGTATAGGTCGGAAATCACAAAGGGCGAAGTCAACGCCGAAAGTCAAGATATATTAGGCGTTCGGTATCCGCTGAATGAGATTTACCCCGAACTTGAGCCGGAAACGGTCGTTCCTGTTGGCGAATCGCTTTTCACGTATTGGCGTACACCGATAGCCAATAACCTTGACGATAATTCGCCGTTGGGTATGTCCATGTACGGAAACGCCCTTGAAACACTTCACGCCCTTGATATTTGTTACGATTCATTTGTCCGGGAGTTTCGGCTTGGTAAAAAGCGCATAATCGTCCCGGCGTCGGCTGTTCGTGTAGTGGTTAATCCGGAAACCGGGGAAACATTGCGTTATTTCGACGCCAACGACGAAACATACGAAGCCCTTTCAAGCGACACGCCGAACGACCTTAAAATCACGGATAATAGCGTGACGTTAAGGGTTGAAGAACACGTAAGCGCAATCAACGCATTTTTGTCTATCCTGTGTATGCAAGTCGGTTTCAGCGCCGGGACGTTCACGTTCGATCAACATACCGGGCTTAAAACCGCAACGGAAGTTGTAAGCGAGAACAGTAAAACATATAAGACCATCAAAACGATACAGAATCAGTTGCGCCCGGCGATTGAACACCTTGTACGGAACATTATTGACGTTGCGATTCTGTATAAGGTTGAAAACGTCGCTTCCCTTGCTTCCGGCGGTTATGACATAAACATAACCTTTGACGATGGCGTTACACAGGACAGGCAGACGAACATAAACGAAGGCGTGATGCTGGTTGGTGCGGGTGTGCTGTCAAAGAAAACGTTCTTGACAGACCCCAAATACGGAATCGGCATGACCACGGAAGACGCCGAAAAGGAACTTGCCCAAATCCGGCAGGAATCCCCGGCAAGCGTCAACGCCCTTGATATTTTCCACACAGCGGAGTGATAGCGAATGAATCCGACCTTTCTTGATTCCCTTTCGTGGGAAATGGCGGAAGTGTACGGCGCAATCACCGACCAAATCTTGATAAACCTTTCCCGGTATTTCAAATACTACAAGCCGGGCGACAAACTCCCCCGGACGGCGTTTGAGTATCAAGCGTCCATGCTCGCCCAAATGGGGAAGGTCAACCGGGACACAATACGGATTATCAGAAACGGTCTTGAAGGGGCAGACGAATCCCTAAAAAGCACGTTAGAACAAGCTATAATCGACTCAGTGAGCAAATCCCAACCCGAACTGTTAAAGGGCGTAAAAGCGGGGATTTTAGCCCCGCAAGGTGTGCCGATTGTCGCACCGAATAAAATGCGGGCTTTCAAGCTGTTCTATGAGCAAAGCGCCGACCGTTTGAATCTTGTTAATACGGTCATGTTGGAAAGCACGAAAAGCGCATACCAACAGACTATAAGCGACGTTATTAACGACATAGCGTTATCGGATCGCATAGCGGCGACATATGAAGCCGTTGACGTCGCCGCCGGGGAAGTCGTGACGGGTATATCGTCATGGAATACCGCTTTGCGGCACGCAACAGACAGGTTAAAAAACCGTGGCATAACGGGTTTCATAGATCACGCCGGGCGGCAATGGAGCGCTGAAGCTTACGTCGCTATGGACGTTCGCACAACAACCTTTAACGTCGGGCGTGCGGCGGTATGGGAACAAAATCAAGATTTCGGGAACGATCTTTATTTGGTAAGCTATCACAATGGCGCACGACCGGGCTGTTATGATTGGCAAAACAAAGTAATTTCGTCCCTTAACGTTTCCCGTGACGTTGCAGATCTTGACGGGAATACCGTTCATGTTTACGCCCAAAGTGACACGACATACGGTCAACCCGCCGGGTTGTTTGGGATCAACTGCAAGCATTACCCAACGCCGTTTATTCCGGGCGTATCAATCGCAGACGGTAAACCGCAAAGCCCGGAAGAAAACGAAAAGACGTACAAAGAATCACAGGAACAAAGGCGTCTTGAAAGAAAATTGCGGGAAGAAAAGCGTGATTACCTCATGGCACGGGAACAGGGAGCAAGCCCGGAAGAACTTACCGCATTAAAGAATAAGACCCGGCAGACGTCACAGGAAATTGACGATTTTTGCGAACAGACCGGGCGGGCAAGACACAGGGACAGGGAAGCCGTTTATACAAAGCGGGAGTTTCCAGACAAAAAGAAGTATGACGTCAAGGCGTTTGAACATGAACAGCAAAACGCTATTAACGAATATTTCAAGGATGGCGGGGCGCAACAACGGTTTAGGCCAAATGACCCCGAATGAACCGATTACGCCGAAACCGCCCGCCCCGGTTGCGCCCGTTGCCCCGGTTGCGCCTGTCGCTCCGGCGGTCACGCCGCAAAATGTCGCCCCGCAAGCGACCACAACGGCGGCAAATGCGGCACAATCAAGACAGCCGCTATTGGAACGGCTTGAAAAGACCGGGATTGCCAAAAACCCCGTGCAAACATATGCGGTGCAACCGACAGAAGCGGAAATTATTTCAAAACTTGCCGGGGCAGACAAAACAAAGGGATCATGTTCTTCCGTCGCCCTTGCCTATTGCGGCAATAAAAACGGGCTTGATGTTACAGACTTCCGGGGCGGCATGTCCCAAAGAAGTTTTTCACAGTTCAATAACATCAAGGCAATATTAGACTTTGACGGGATTGACGGTAAAATAGTAAAAGGCGGCAACGACTTCCATAACGCCCATGAACTAATGGACGCAATGAGTCAAGGCAAAGAATATTATTTTACCGCCGGAAAGCACGCCGCAATTGTGCGAAAGACGGAAACAGGATTTGAATATCTTGAAATGCAATCCGGTTTCCGGGAAAACAAATGGTATGAGTTGAACGATAGCGAATTAAGGCGGCGGTTTGGTTGTCAAAGGTCGCACTCAACTTACGGCATGAAATACGAAACGTCCGAAGCAATGTTCGACGTTGAATCTGTTAAAGGCAATAAGTACTTTGAAGAAATGTTGCAGTTTATAAACACGGCAACAGATCAACAAATAAAAGGGGTTGGTGGTGGTGAACGGTAATCACTGGTATAAAGAAAACGAAACGGACGCTATTTGGTGGTATGACAACCCCGAAGATAAGGGCGTTTGGCTGTTTTCCTTTGACCGTGAAACCGTGTTTAACCTGTTTGAAGACTACCCGTACAAACTGACCACGGAACAAAAAGACATATTTGATAAAGAAAACCCATATTGGGCAGACTTTTTCAAAGATCGTATTTGACCGCCGAAAGGCGGTTTTTTAATGCAAAGAAAGGACGTTGAAACATGAGTTGCAAACACGAAAAAATCAAATCCGTAAACTGTGAAATCTTCTGCATGGAGTGCGGCGAAAAACTGCCGATTGATTACCTTGTTGCGAAACGGCGCATAGTCGAGCAAAAAAGCGCCGAAAAACCCGTTGCGGACGCTCCGGCGAATGATAGCCCGGTTGTTGCTGAAACCAACGCAGAAACGCCGGAAAACGGGCATAAAACGGGACGCAAGCCCCGGAAAGGAAGTGCAAATAAATGACGATTCTTGTTACCCGCATAATTTCCGACAATCTGAATTATGTTGAACTGTCCGGGCTGTCAACCGAAGTCAAGCCCACAAAAAACATTGCAACCGGGTCGTTTTTCCACGAAGTCGATACCAAAACCATATACGCCTACAATGCGACTTCCGGCGAATGGGTGGCACAACCTGAATTTGGGGGCGTTGAAGCGTGACGCAAGATTTCAAAGACCGCACGCCATTGCAACGCCTTTTGTGGTTGGGCGGCATGGCGAAAGCGGCGGGCGGAAAGACGGTTGAAGAAACGGCAAGCGGAAACCCTTTGACGTTCATTACGGACGTTAGCAAGCCGCTGAAAAGCCTGTTAATCCCCTTCACCCCGCAACAGGAAGGTACAGGCGATCCCTCACCGGAGAATATCCGTCCAATTGTGGCATGGAACGGGTTGAAGGTAAATCATTCAGAAGAAAATCTGATTGATGTAAGCGGTTTTCCGTCAAAATCGAGTGGCGGTATCACCTACACAAACAATGGCGATGGCTCAATAACGCTGAATGGTGTGTGTACTGCTTTCAATCCGCAAGCTATCGCATTGTCTGTTAATCTTCCTGCCGGGGCAACAAGATTGAACGTCCCGCCGTGTACATACACCCGCAGGAAACTCAGGAAGAATGATCGAACAACCGACGCCGTGAAAGCGTCGGTTTTATAGTCCCGTCGTATAACGGTTATTACGCCCGGCTTTGACCCGGGAAACGAACGTTCGACACGTTCCGGGATTGCCATTGATGAAATGCCGCCGCATGGCGGTTTTTTCATACAAATTTCGCCCGGCGGGGCGTAAAAATACGCAATCGGGCGACCTCTAAAGCCCGTTAAAAAGGGGGAAACGTGGCAGGAATCTTTACACGGTCGGAGATTACGAAAATCATTAACAATTCAGAACTTACGCCGGAACAGCGGACAGACGAAATCTTTTCGCTTTATGGGCGTGCCGTTGATGATGGTTTTGTAACCCGAAAGGCGGCAGAAACGGCGCAAAACGCCGCAATTGAAGCCGCTAAAGCGGAATGGGAAAAGACACAACAGAAACCCAACATTAAGGAATCGGAAGAATACAAGGCGCTTGAAAGCGACTTTGAAAATTACAAAGTACGTGAAACCGCCCGCCGTTCCGACGATTTCAAGGACGTTAAACCGAAGTTTTTTGATACGGTTTACGACCGCATTGACCGGGCGGAAGGTGCGAAACCCATTTCGGAACAGCTTGCCGGAATGAAAACCGATTTTGAAGAATGGTTTAACCCGGCAGAAACCCCGACACCGAAACAGCCGCAATTCGGTGCAAGCACTTCCGGCACAATGCCGAAAGGCGACGAAGGGGCGGTTGCGGCAATGGCGAAAGCGTGGGGACTTCCCACAGCAAAAAAGTAAAGAAAGGAACGTGAAAAAATGCCTAATGTGAACTATGCAAGCGAATATAGCAAACTGCTTGCTCAAGCTTACCCCTACCTGTCTTATTTCGGCGCTATTTGGGCGTCTGAAAACTCTACCCGGTACAAGCCCGGCATGGGTAAAACGATGTATATTCCTACCATTACTGTCGGCGGCGCTCGTGCGGTAAACCGTAACAGCATTGACGGACAGTTTAGCCGCAATTGGGACAACCAATGGCAAGCCGTTGAACTGCAAATGGACAGGGAATGGGATACCCTTGTTGACCCCATGGACATTGACGAAACCAACGAAGCGGCGTCCATTGCCAACATTACCCGTGCGTTTGCCGAACAGCAGAAAATTCCCGAAATGGATGCTTTCATGGCGTCCAAACTTGCGGAATTTGCGTCGGCTCATGGCGGCGTATCTACGCAAAGCCTTACTTCCTCTACCATCCTTGCGGAGTGGGACAACGGACTTGCCTACATGGTTAATCAGCGTGTCAACCGTGACCGTTGTTTCGCCTACATGACCCCGGCTTGTTACAAACTGCTGAAACAGGCGACGGGCATGACCCGCTTTATTGAAGTGACAAGCGGTATCCGTGACGTTGACAGGAATATTGCCCGGCTCGACGGTCTGACCGTTGTTGAAGTCCCGGACGATATGATGAAGACCGCCTACAACTTTACCGTTGGTTGGGCTGTCAATACCGCCGCCGCACAGCAGATCAACTTTGTTATTGTTGACCCGCTTGCCATCGGTGCGCCTATCAAGTACGAAACCGCCATGATTTCCCCGCCCACGGCGCAGAGCAAGGGTAAGTATCTGTACTATGAACGGTACTATTACGGCGCTTTCCTGCTGAATCAGCGGGGTGCGGGCGTCTATGCTCACCTCGGAAGCGCTCCTTCCCTTGGAAGTCTGACCATTACTTCCGTTGCGGGTGAAGAAGCGGGTGACACCGTTATTACCGCCGCCGGAAACGGCATTTTCGGAACAGGACAGCCCGTGGAAGGTCTGAAACTTGTCTATTCCGTTAACGACGCCGCCGTTGCTCTGACTTACGGCGCTGTGCCGGACGCCACAAAGACTTGGGCAGACATGGCGACCAACCCGAAAGCCCTTGCCGGACAGACCGCCGGGAAGTATATCACGGTTGCGCTTGTGAATAAGCAGACGGGCTTTGTTGTTGCGGGCGGCAATACTACCCTTGTAGTCGGCGTTTAACGGGGGGATTGCATGGGCGTTGTAGACTATAACTTTTACTCTAACGTCTACCACGGGGAAGCGGATCAAACCGCTTTCCCCGCCCTTTGCGCCCGTGCGGAAGACGTTATCGGCGCATTGACGCATTGGGTAGACTTTAGCGCAATCAAAGCCCCTATGATGCAATTGCTTTACAAAAAGGCAATATGCGCCCAAATTGACTATTTCGCCTTAAACGGTATTGAATCGCTTAACGATGCGGGGAACGGCGGTTTTACCGTCGGAAAAGTGACCGTACACGGAAAAGCGAATCAAGGCAACGCCGGGGCGTTAAGTCAAAACGTATCGTCAATGGCAAAAGCATACCTTGAACAAACGGGCTTAATGAATCCGCAAGTATGTACGGGGGGTTGGTAACGTGTTACGACCTATCCCCGCCCGAATTTTGCGGACAACCGTAACCGTCAAGGTTTGTACGTCCGTTGACCGCTACCAAAACCAAACATATGCGGATTATGTTGTTTCCCGTGTGCATATCCAACCCACAAACGAAATACGCAAAACGCAAAACAACACGGATTGCGTATTAAGGTCTATCCTGTTTGTCGATGCCCGTATTTCACGCCCCGCCCTTGATTGGACCGCGCTTTTTAAAAGCGCCCATGAAAAAGGCGGCGATATGCGGATTATATGTGATAACGAAGAATTTACCGTTATCGGCGTTGACAAACTGAAAGATGATACAGACCGTTTGCATCATTGGGAAATTTCCCTTGTTTGAGGTGGTTTGATTGTCTGTTAAATTCAAGATTGACGCCCGGAAAATCGGCGTCAAAATTGACAACGCATGGGAAACCGGGCTTGAAATGTTATCGTCCCAAATTCTTAAGGATTGCAACAAGTTTTGCAAAGAGGATACGGGTATGCTGATTATTTCAAGCTATATTCATTCAGACTTGAAAAAGGGTCGTTTGGTTTGGCAAACGCCTTACGCCGCCCGGCAGTATTACGAAATACCGACCGCACACAAAGACGTTAACAACAATGCGTCGTGGCGTTGGTGTGAAGTTGCCAAAGCCCAATACAAAGTAATTTGGGGAAGACAAGCGCAAGCGATTACGAGGTATTACAAATGAGCGAAAAAAACGCAATTGACCGGGCTGTTGAATCTGTTATTGATTTGATTGACGCCCTTGACCTGTTCGCAACGGTTAAACGTGGCGCATTGGGTACAAGCGTATATTTGGCGTGCGAAATAGCCCCGTCAACCCCGCAGGAAGTCTACCTTGACAAAGGCGCTTATATTCCCTTGACCCTTGCGATTAACGGGAAACATCACAATCAAGAAACGCTATACGATGCGTTAAACACAATTCAAGACACGCTTGCCCGGAGAACGGCATACCCTTCCGGCGACGGGTTTGAAATTGTGGACATATCAAGGGGCGTTTTGCCCCGGATCATAGGGCGTGAAGACAATAATGACTTTCTCATGTCCTGTGATTTGGTTATCAAAATTTTTAGAAAGGAATCATAACGCATGGACGCAAATTGGGTAAACGAACTGTATATCGGTACTGCCGAATCGTCCGGCACATGGACTTACGCAAAACTTTGCGCCGGAATTGAAGGAATGGACTTTGCTGAAAACGAACAGAATCAGCAATATTTTTTCCTTTGCGGTGAAGGTTTTGCGGACAACGAAACAACGGGATCAGCGCCGGAACTTGTGATTACGGGTCGCCGGATTGTAGGCGATACGGCGCAAGACTATATTGCGGGCAAGCAGTTTGCGCTTGGCGACGCAAGAAAGTCTTCCTGCAAGATCATTTCCGGCGGCAAGCAGATTATTTGTGATTGTACCATCGGCGCTATTACGTCTTTCGGCGGTCAGACGCTCGACGTTAACGCCTTTGGTTGCACAATCCGCTTTAACGGCAAGCCGACCGTTACAGACGTAACCTAACACAACGGGGCGGGGTCTTCCCGCCCCTATTTTGACAAAAGGAGAAAAAACAATGTTCCGAAAGAATTATACCGTTTCCCTTAACCGGGTGCATGATACAGTTATTATCCGGGAAGGGGACGAAAAATTAACCCTTGTTGTTAACGGGGACTCAATGCGGATGGTCGGGGGTCTTAACAAGACGCAAGAGAAAATGAACGCCCTTAAAAACGATTCCCCGGACGAAGAAGTGAAAGCCGCCGCAGATTATTTCGCAACAGTTATATTCGGCAAGGAACAAGCGGAAAAGCTTTCCAAATTTTACGCCGACGACCCCGCAAGCGTGATTTCCGTTTGCGGCAAATATTTCCGGGAACGTTTAGCGGATAAAATTTCAAGGATGCAAAAAAAGCTTAAACTGTGAAACTGTTTGAACGCTTGCCGGACAGTATCACTGTAAACGGCAAGAAATACAAATGCGACTTTGACTTCCGCAACGTTCTTAAAATGCTTGAAATCATGCAACGGGAAGACTTGCAGTTAGACGCAAGGGATTACCTTTGCATAAAGTGCGTTATTTCGCACAGAATACCGTCTAAAATCGTTTCTGACGTTTACAACGAATTATGTTCCGTCCTGTTTGTAAAGGGCGAAGAAACGCCGGAAAACAGCGAAAAACTAATGTCGTTTGAACAGGACGCCGCATTGATACGTGCGGCGTTTTTGCAGGAATACGGCATAAACCTCTATCACGACAAATTAACGTGGTTTGAGTTTATCGAACTGCTTCAAGGTTTGCCGGACGGAAACAGGTTTGAAAGCGTTGTTGCAATCCGTGCAAGACCGTTGCCCGCCCCCAACAAGTACAACAGTAAGGAAAGGGCATGGCTTGTCAAGGCAAAAAGACAGGTTGCAATACATTTGACGGAAATGGAACAGACGAAAAAATATGATCGGCAAGTTGGCAACGTGTTTGCCGCCTTAATGTCTATGATTCCAAAAGGAAGTGATAAAACGGAATGAACGACGGACAAATTATATTTGAAGTCACGGCAGACGGAAAACACGCAATAGGCGATATTAAAGCGCTGACCGCTGAAATACAGAAGGAAACTAAAAAATGGGACGACGCCGCCCAAAAATCAACGGACAACATGAGCAACGGCTTTTCGTCCATGCTGAAAAAGTTGGTTGCCGGGTTTAGCGCTGTCAAGATCGGCAAAGCCCTTTTGGATTTCGGCAAAGACGCCTTGCAAGCCGCTTCCGACCTTGCGGAAGTGCAAAACGTTGTTGACGTCACGTTTGGCGACAATGCAAGCACAATCGAACGTTGGGCGAAAACAGCTTCTACGCAATTTGGTTTGACGGAAACACAGGCAAAGCGGTTTTCGTCCACAATGGGCGCAATGCTTAAATCGGCGGGGCTTGCCGGGGATCAAATTGTGGACGTTTCGACAGACCTTGCCGGGCTTGCCGCAGATATGGCGTCGTTTTACAATCTCGACTTTGACACGGCTTTTCAAAAAATCCGTTCCGGCATTTCCGGCGAAACCGAACCACTTAAACAATTGGGTATAAACATGAGCGTTGCCAACCTCAACGCTTACGCTTTGCAACAGGGTTTGTCAAAGACGTTTGAACAAATGTCACAGGGCGAACAAACTATGTTGCGCTATCAATATATTATGAGCGCAACCGCAGACGCACAAGGTGACTTTGCCCGGACGTCTGATGAATTTGCGAACAGCCGCAGGAAGTTACAAACCAACGTAGAACAGATAAAAACCCTTGTCGGTACGACTTACAAAAGCGCTATTACCGATGCAACAAATATTCTTAACGGCTTTCTTGAGTCCCTTTTGCCGGACGAAAGTAAAAGAACCGTTTTAGACGATATAACGGACATTGACAAAGACGTTGAAGGAAAGATTGCACAAATCCAAAGCATAGCGGAAGAAGCACGTTTGACAATGGGTGTGCTTGATGAACTTTTCGGCAAGGATCAAACCGGGAAGGACGCCGCCAACGTCATAGCGCAATACGGCGTTAAATCGGATCAAGCGCAAGGCTTCCTTGAGTCGTTGGGTCTTACGACGGAAGAAATCAACGAAAAACAGGAAACATGGCTTGAAACGTGCCGCCGCCTTGTTAAAACAATACCGGGGTTAAATTCCATTATTAACACCGAAACGGGCGAGGTTAAGGGCGGTACGCAAGCCGTGCAGGATTATATCAAAGCATGGGAAGACGGGCAGACAAAGCTTGCCATGTTGGGCGCTATCGAGAAACGGCAAAACGCCATAGACGAACGTTTTTCCGACCTTCCGGGTCTTCAGCTTGATATGGCGTTAGCACAACGCAAGGTAAGACAGCAAGCGGACGCAATCCGGGAACTTTACAAGAAAAACGGAATCCGGGAAGACCTTCTTCCTGTCGGCACGAAGTTGCGGACAACGGAAGGGGTTTATTCCAATTTGCCGATAGAGCAAATGCGGGAAATCAACGGCGCTGTTATGATTCTTGAGGACTTGCAGGAAAAAGAAAAGGAAGCGACCGAAGCTTTCAATAATCAGAAAGCCGCCCTTGAAGAAGCTGTCGAAGCGCAAAAAGAATACATCGAAACCGTTAACGAAATGCCTGCCGGAGTCCAAACCGCTATTGGTGCCGTGGAAGAATGGACAGCGGAAGAAAAAGCGGCGGCAACCGAACGGATTAACGCTTTGAAACAATCCATTGACGCAATGACCGATTATGTGGAAGGTATTCGTAACAGCGTCGCAAAAGCCGTTGACGGAACTGTATCGGGGTTTAAGAAGATCGAAACCCCGATGATGCAGAACCGGGAAAAGGTTAAAGACCTTACAAAACAGATTGCCGGGCTTGACAGCAAGTCGAAAACATACAAGGAAGACTTGAAGAAGCTTAACGACGAACTTTCAAAGGCGAACGGCGAACGGGTAAGCGCTCAAAGCATGGGCGCAAACCTCAAACAGCAAGCGCAATTCATGGAAGACTATCTTACAAACCTTAAAAAAGCCCGTGCGCTTGGCGTTTCCAATGAGGTTTTAGCGTCCCTGTCCGACGGGTCGGAAGAATCGTTTGATTATCTTGAACAGTTGGCGAAAGCGTCCCCGACAGAGGTCGAAACGATCAACAAGAACTTTCAGAAAGTCATAGACAAAAAGAAAGAGTTGACCGACGAACTGACCGGGCAACAACTTTCCGTTGACGAAACCTATAAATCCCTTGCGGAAAAAGCCAAAGCCGCCGTTAAAGAACTCGACCAATACAAAAGCGCCGCAGACGGAACAGGCAAGACGATGCAAGGTATTATTGACGGGATTAACAGCCATGTTTCCGGCGTGCAAGAAGCGGTTGACGCTATCCTTGCACAACTTAACCGCTTGAGTTCGTGGGGCATTTCAATTGACGCCGGGGGTTTCGGTCAAATTGATTTGGCAACCCCTTCCGGCGAAAAAACACGCACACGCAAAGGCGTTGTTGAATCCGTCGCCATGTTTGGTTTGGATTACGTCCCCCGTGACAATTGGTACGCTCGACTTCATGAGGGCGAACGGGTGCTTACGGCGCAAGAAAACCAGATTTGGAACGCCTTACGTAACGGCGGCGTTGCCGGGTTTGACCTTGAAACGTTGGGCGGCGTTATGCGTGACAACATTAAGCCCGGCGGTAACGTTTACATGGATAGCCGGATTGTTGGGCGGGTAATTTCTGACCGACAGGGGCAATCCTACAAATCTTTAACACGTAGCGGGTGGCAACAATGATAAATTACAACGGCGTTGATTTGACAGACGTTGTGCCTGTCAAAATAGAGGATATTCATGTGTCCCCTATTCAGTTAAACCCGGTCGCCCGGCAAAGGGCTATTCAATGGGGCGCTGATTTTTTGCGTATGGGTGGCGGTATTCGTAAGATTACCGTCACTTTCGCTTTGTTGGAATCAGATATAAATGTCCGGGCGTCCTTTGAACAAGATTTGCGGGATTGGGCGAAAACGGACAAAGAATACGTTTTGCATTTGCCACAGTTTGAAGATAGGCATTTAGAAGCGGTGGTAACACAATTGCCGGATTTTTCCTATCGGAAATGGTGGGAAAACAAGCTTGTCCTTGAATTTACCTGTTTCAATAATCCGTATTGGACGTCAAACGAACTGATTTCCGTACAGTGCGGGACGGTTTTCAACGTCGGCGGGAGCGCCCAACCGTTAATTACAATCGAACGCAACGGCGGCAAACTGACAAATCAGACATACGCAAGCCGGGAAGCGTCCATGATTTTTAACGAAATCCCCGCCGGGGCGCTTGTGATTGACCTTAACAAGCAAACAGCGGCAATTGGTAAAACGTCGATTATGAAGTATTACCGAACGTCGTCAACGTGGATTGTGCCGAAAACAGGCGCAAACCAATTGATAACAGGGAATGGGACTATCATTATTCGTGAAAGGTGGGTATAAATGACTTTTACCTTTCTTGACATGGCGGGAAAAGTCCTGTTTTTGCGTGATGATGCGGAAGCCGCCCAATGGACGGTTGAAGAAATGGCGCTTGACATTGATTTCCCGCTTAACCCGGACAAGGTTATTTCAATCGGTCAACGGGTGTATTTCAAAGACCCGGCAACGGGGCGGGATCAAATATACGAAGTAAAACAACCCCGGACGTATGAACCGGAATCGTATCAGCAAGTACACGCCGAAAACATTGTTATTTCCGAATTGTCGGACGAACACACGGACAACAAGGAAATCGTAAAAAAGAAATGCCGGAACGTCCTTTCAGACCTGTTAGAAGGGACGCTTTGGGAAATCGGGACGACGCAAATTAACCCTGTTTCGACGTTGGATATTTCACGGGGTAGCGTTTGGCAAGCTATCTTGCAATTGCAAGACGCCTACAACGTTGTTATTTTGCCCCGTGTGACGCTTAACGGCGACGGGAGCATAACACGCAAGCTTGATATTCTTGACCCGAAAGGGACGTTTGAAGGGTTGCGTTTGTCAATTGACAAAAACCTTGTTGACCCGTGTGTTGCATACGACGATTCCGAAACGGCAACGGCGTTATTTGGTTACGGCGGCATGATTCAGCCAGACAAACCAAACGAAGACGCAAAAGAGTGCGATTTCTCAAGCGTTGTTTGGCAAAAAACCGCCGACCATCCGGCGAAACCAAAGGGGCAAAAGTTTCTTGAAGACCCGACCGCAACGGCGGCATACGGTCGGAACGGACGCCCCCGGTACGGGTTTTACCAAAACTCTGACATAACCGACCCGGAAGAACTGCTTGAAAAGACATGGGAAACGTTGAAAACGACCATGATTCCGGCGGTATCAATCGAAGGGACGGTTTCGGATTTATACCGTTTGGGTTATGCGGATACTCCGTTGACATTGCGAACAATAGCCCTTGTTGAAATCAACCCGTTTGGTTTTAAAACCGAATTGCAAGTTATCCGCATGACGGTTGATTTGCTCGACCCGACGTCAACGGTTGTCACTATCGGCGCTTACATCCCGAACATTATCTATATTGAACGCAAGACAAACGAAAACGCAACCGGGTCAAGGGGCGGCGGGGGCGGCAACAAGGGAACGGAAACCACATGGCAAGAGTTTAGGACGACCATTAACGCCTATGCAGACGGGACAGGGCTTGCAATCCGTGCCGTACAAAACGACGTTGACAACCAAAAAGAGGAAGTCGCTAAACGATTCGGGG